CAGAGGCAGGTCACGTGGTCATGAAGGCCGGTGAAGTCTTCACGGTCGATACCGTTTACGGCGTCAACCCCGAGACTCAGCTTTCCACCGGAGAGCTTCAGCGCTTCGTTGTCACCGCAGACGCAATCACAGACGGTTCGGGCTATGCTACCATCGCATTCGAGCCTGCAATGATCGTCATCGGAACCAACGTCGCAAACGGCACCGTCACCAATCTGCCCAACAACACCTGCGACATCAACCTGATGAGCGGATCGGCTTCCACGTCCTATCCTGTCAACATCGCGTTCCAGCGTCAGGCGTTCACCCTCGGTACCGCAGACCTCGAACTTCCTAACGGTGTTCACTTCGCAGGCCGTGAAACCTATGACGGCATCTCCCTGCGCGTGATCCGGCAGTACGACATCAACACCAACACCATCCCGTGCAGGATCGAGGTTCTGTGCGGCTGGAAGACCGTGCGCCCCGAATGGGCCGTGAAAGTTTGCGGGTAAGCAACAGACAATACAGGAGAAAATGACACATGACCGCACCTAACACAACGACTACCACCATGGTAGAGGAAATTGGAAAGGATCAGAGAGACGGTATTCTCATCGGTAAAACGTCCTCTGCCCTCGTCGGGTTCTTCGGAACTTCCCCGGTAGCGCAGCAGTCCACCGCGACCGCTGTTGCAACCACCGCAGCGACCTCGACTACCCCGTGGGGTTTCGCCGGGTCCACCCAGGCAAACGCTATTGTTACCGCCGTCAATGCGTGTCTCACTGCGCTTAAGAACCTCGGCCTGATCGCGTAAGCCTGTAACCTAAGCAAGACGATCTTCACGATGGGGAGATAGGGTTCAATCGGAACTGAGCCTTATCTCCCCTACTTACTACATTATCTGAAAGGATATATAATGTCAGAGAGGATCAAGGAGTATTTCAAAGGTAAAAAAGTCATCATCGCAACCCCGTTCTACAAGATGCTCTGCAACAGCCCCTACGTTACATCCCTCGTATCTACCCTCCACCTCTGCTGGGAACTCGGAATAGAGGCCACCCTTATGAAAGTTGACGGAGACGCCTATGTAGGTCGTGCTCGTAACTCTCTCATAACCCATGTCTACGACAACACTGACGCAACCGACCTCGTTTTCATCGACTCCGACCTTGAATGGACCCCCGAAGACTTCATACGCCTCCTTTCTCACCCTGTAGAACTTATAGGAGGCACCTATCCACAGCAGAACGCATGGAGAACATGGGCGCACCGCAACTTCTGCGACGAAAACGGCATCCCTCACGGCGATCTGAAGTCTAAAACCATCCTCTGTGAAGCGATTCCTGCCGGTTTTATGCGTATTTCCCGTGCCGCAATGGACAGAATGCACGAAAAATACCCAATCAAGGGCCTCGTTCCCGGTTCTGCGACCAAAAAGCCAACCTATAACTGGTTCGGAGAGATGTTTGAGGACTTCGTGTTCTGCAAGCGCTTCCGTGCGGCAGGCGGCGATGTATGGCTGGAGCCGAACATCACCTTCAAGCACTACGGACCCTACGGATGGGAAGGAAACTTCTACGATTACCTCACCCATCAGCCCGGAGGCATCAATTATCGCTCGAAAAACGAGATTCCGCTCGTCTCAATCATCATTCCATGCTACAATTACGGCCACTACCTTCCACTTGCTGTCTCATCAGCCGTAAAACAGACCTACTGCAACATAGAGGTCATCATCGTGGACGACGGCTCCACCGACAACACCAGCGAGGTTGCAGAACACCTCGTCTCCACATACCCTAACGTGAAATTCATCCATCAGGACAACGAAGGCGTCTGTTCTGCACGGAATACAGGCATCAGGTTCTCAAACGGAGACTGGATCATCTGTCTTGATGCAGATGACGAGATACTTCCCACCTACGTCTCAAAATGCCTCGACTACATAGACTTTTACGACCTCATAGGCGCATGTCGGCAGGAAATCGGTGACTCGCACAACCTCTGGCCCATGCTGGAGAAGCCAACCTTCGAGCAGGTCATAGAAAGCAACCAGATCAACTGCTCCGCAATGTTCTCCCGCAAGGCCTACGATACCGTCAACGGATGGCAGGAATTAGGCATCCCGAACGCAGGATACGAGGACTGGTTCATGTGGGCACGCATCCTCAAGGCTGGCTTCAAGGCATACAATGTACAAGAACCTTTATTTTTGTATCGTAAGCATGGTAAATCAATGGTAGATAAGGCCATAGAGAAACATGATGAGTTGAAAGCGAAAATACAGGAGATTGTGAGGTAATACATGCCAGCTAGGAGCAGAAAGCAGCAAAACCTGATGGCTATGGCCCTTCACTCACCGTCCAAGGTAAAATCCAAGAACAAGGGCGTCCTGAAGATGACCAAAACAGCCCTGCGTGAGTTTGCATCCACTCTCACCAAGGGCCTCCCCCGCAAGAAGAAGGCGCCCAAGAAGCAGACCATGGAACAGTTCATGAGTGCCAGAAATAAGAAAAATAGGAGTAAATTATGGTAGACAAGTTTCCAATGTTCATGATTCACAAGGACACGGGTATGCGGGTTCTGGTAAAATCTGAGGAGCACATGAACGACCGCATTGATGAAGGGTACGAGCCTATTCCCGTTGAATACGCCGATGAATCTCCCGCTCCTACGAAGAACAAGGGTGGCAGACCGAAAAGGGTAGCTATTACCGAGGAATAACCAATGACATCGACCGTTGCAGACATCATCAAGGACTCCATGCGTGTCATAGGGGCGATAGCGAAGTCTGAAACACCGCCCACCGATGAGATGAACGAGAACCTCCGCGCTCTCAACATCATGCTCGGATCAGCCCCCCTGAAACGCTTTATGCTGCGCGGTCTTGTCAATACCACTCACACGCTCGTCGTAGGAACCTATTCATATACAATAGGTACAACAGGTACGATAGCCGTTACCAAACCCATCCAGATCGTCCAGGCAGAGCTGATAGACTCCGACTCCTACAACCACCCGCTCGACATCATCTCACAGGATGACTACATGAACCGTTCCGGGCGCATTGTAGACGATGGACGACCAGACGCCCTCTACTACTCTCCCGGCACCACTCAGCAAACCGCGCAACTCGGAACGATCTATCTCGTCCCTGTACCATCCTACGCAGACACGCTATCCATCTGGATGCAGAGCGCCTTCACCAGCTTCACTGCCCTCACCACATCCATCAACTTCGAAGACATGTACCTTGAGGCGATCAAATACAACCTCGCTGTACGCCTCTGGCCAGAATACCACGGGTACACGGTGGACGTTCCGGCATCCATAGCTGCACTGGCAATGGAATCTGTGAAGATGCTCGAAGACTCCAACGCCACGATCCCTACTGCGAACTGCGATCTCACAACCGAAGCGCCTTACGATATATATAACGGATAACAGATGAAAATACCTTTCTGTGGTCCAACCTATATGGGCAACACGTCGTTTCTTGGGGATCGCTGTATAAACTTCATCCCAGAAGTCAACCCCGAAAACGCAAAGGGTCAGATCACTCTTCTCGGAACACCTGGAACAACGCTGTGGAAAAATTGCCCCCATTCACCGATTCGAGGCCTGCATGTAGTGTCCAACATACTCTTCATTGTAGCCGGTACCACCGTATACAAAAGTAATCTCTCAGGCGATCTTGTAGCCATAGGGTTGTTCGACACCGATTCTGGAGCAGTTACTTTCTCTGACAACGGGCACACATCCATGGGAGGGCATGAGGTTATAGTATCAGACGGCGTAAAGCTGATAGTTTACAACATCACCACTGAGATAACGCAAACAATCAATGATCCATCAGCGGCAATATCTCTTGAGTATATAGATGGTTACGTGGTAGCTGCACTCGTAAACTCCCTGCGTGTCAGATGTTCTGACCTCAACGCATGTACAGTATGGAATGGCCTAGCAGTGGCGTCAATAGGGTCTTCCCAGGATCGAGTGCTTGGCGTTGTCAACAGCAGGGAACAGTTGTGGTGCGTCAAGGAATACACCACAGAAGTATGGTATAATGCCGGGGTAGCAACATCTACAGGCTTCCCCTTCCAGAGATTATCTGGAGCCGTTCTGGATGTTGGCTCAATCTCTCCATTGTCGATAGCGCGCGGGAACAACTCAATATTCTTCCCTGCAAGGCAGAAAACAGGAGACGGTTCAGGTGGATTCATAGGAGTCATCAAGATAACAGGGCTGCAACAGGAAATCATAAGCCCTGCAACGCTGACCCAATATATGTCTACGCTAACCCATTCTGACGCCTTCGGGTGGTGTATGGTTTTGCAGGGCCATCCTCTCTACGTGCTCACCTTCCCAACATCAGACGTAACCCTGGTATACGATGACCTTACTAAGATGTGGTTCGAGTGGAGCACATACCAGGAGCCGTACAAGGTAGGTCGTTATATAGGTTGCTGTTATGCGTTCTATAACAACAAGCACCTTGTTGGAGATTATGGCAGCGGAGATATCCTTGAAGTATCAATGAGCACATACTCAGACTATAATCACGCTGACCCATCCAACCCATTTCCCATAGTATCAACCCGCATTTCTCCGCATATTTACGACAATGAATCATTGCACAACATTTTCATTCATCGCTTTCAAGTAGATATGGAGACAGGCGTAGGGCTTACAGGCAATCCCTATGGAGATTATGTTCCTGGTGTTCGCCCAAAGGCACAGTTGTCGTGGTCCGAGGATGGAGGCAAGACCTATAGCGCTGTGCACTTTGCAGACATAGGCATACAAGGCAAACGGAAGCAGGAAGTGGTGTGGAGAAAACTAGGTCAGTCCAAGGATCGTGTCTGGAAGCTGTCTATATCTGATCCTATACGTAAACACATCATCGGGGGATATCTCGAATGAGGGGTAAGCCTCCCTTAATGACTCCGTTCTTCGATGGAGCCAACATAGTCACCGATCCATCATGGATCAGATGGTTCATGGGCGACGACAGCTATACTGAAATATCGGCTGAATATCTTGACAGTGGTCGTATTATTCTAAGTGAGGCTTCAGGCGATCTCGACGATATTCCGGATGGCTCCAACTATGGTAAAATTTTACTCTCTGGTATCAGTGAAGGCTCCGTTCTTCTCTCCAGCGCATCGGGAACACTTGATGACATAGTTGACGGTTCCAGTTACGGTAAGATTCTTCTTACCGACATCTCTGCTGGTCACATCCTTCTTGCGTCCTGCTCTGGTGATCTCGATGACATAGCCGACGGAACGAATTATGGTCGTATAGCATCGACGTATATCAGCGCAGGCCAAATCATCTTGGCTGGAATTGCAGATGCAGGAGCGCTGGCTGCCCAGGACACAGTAGACTGGACCACTGACATTGACAACATCCCTGACGGAATCAACACTCCTGCCCCAACGATTGCAGGACTATATCTTACGTCGAGCTATTTAGGCTATTATGATGGAACCTCGCCCTATAATGCAAGCGGATGGAAGGCCTTTATATCCAGCACTGGTGACTTCGGGTTTGATGGGGATGCGAACAACTACATCAGTTGGGACGGGAATACGCTGGAAATAGCTGGCGATATAGTGATCAAGGGCGGTTCAGGGATAGGGAATCTCACGGACGCTGGTGCTCTTGCCTCGCTGGATGACATCGGGGTGTGGAATGTCAATACAAACCCCTACTATGCCCTTTGGACGAGCACCAATCCAGATGGGTTTGGCACAGAAGGGTCGCCAACAATAACAGAAGAAACAACCATCAAGCCTACATGGGCAACACGTACGGCCAAGATTGTTGCAGGAGCATCTACTGGGTACCTGATAACCACACATACCGCAACCGATTTGACACGAAGCACGCTTATCTCTGGGTCTGCTTATGTCTATGCAACGGTGGCAGATAAGGTGCGGCTCAGAATATGGGATACTGACGGAACAAACATAACAGAGAGCTTCTCGGACTACCACCCTGGCGATTCTGCTTGGCACCTCCTAACCATAGATGGTCATACTATACAGGACGACGCCACCACTTACAGAGGTGGCGTGGAGGTTGCCGCAGGTGCAACTGGCTACATGATAGGCTGGTCAATTGTTTCTGGTGGAAGGGCTCCAAGGTCTGTTCTTACAAGAGCGTGGCTTAATTCGTCAAGTGCTACGTCAGGTTTTCAGAACACTGGGTCTTATCTTGGTTTTTATCGCTCAGACGGATGGCGGGTCTACCTGGACAACAAGGGGAATTTCATCTGCCGGACAGATTCAGGAGCATATGCCTTCCGATACTACGGAACCGCCTCAGGTTCTTATGGGGAGGGGGATGTCTTTATCGGGTCATCGACCGCAGGAGAGGGATCTCTCTGGTGGGATCAATCGGCAAAGATATTTACCCTCGATGGCAACCACAGGGTTGTTAGCGGTGGCGATATAACATTTGTTGGTGCCGCATCAGACCCAGGAAAGATAATCTGGGACGGATCAAGCTATAATGTTGAAATGTATTGTGATGCAGCAGGTTCTGGGTTCTATACCTTGCCCACGACCACTAATGTCACTCAGTGGGCCATAGGCTCATCAACATACAGGTTCGGCGGTGTCTCTATAACTGGCCGCAATATGACTTTCCTGTCTGAATATGATAGCAACAACAGGTCTGAAATAGACCTCAACTCTGAATCAGGGATGAGCAGAATATCATTGATATGCGAAGAGAACGGGACTACACGGTCCATCTTCTTTGAGTATAACGGAGGGTGGATGTTTTATCCCTCTGCCGCAGGCTCGATTGATCTCGGGAGCGAAGCAAGGTATTGGGATGATGTCGAGTGCGTGACCCTAGATGATTCCCATGATATTTCTTTCCTCGATGACCATGACGATCTCGCCGATGCCATGAGGGTCATCCCCAAGGTGGACGAGAAGGGCGATCCTGTCAGGGACGCTAAGACCGGGAACCAGATCGTGGACGACGCTAGTCTGCCGGATTATATCTGCACCAAAGTGGATGGCAAGATCCACATGAGGGGCGACAGGACCCACGGGCCGAATGCCGCATTTCATGGCTGGCTGCTCGGGTGCGTCAGGCAGCTAAAAAGAGAATCCGACATTAATTATGGCGAAATACTGAGGAGATTGGAGGCACTGGAAAATGGGCGCACAGAAGATGTTACTTGAAATCAATATAAACATAGGCTAACGGAGACAATATGGCTCTTTCACTGATGCCCTTGATTAAACCTCAGTTCTTTGACGATAACGGCTTACCGCTGTCAGGTGGATCTGTTGCCTGTTTCGATCCCGGTACATCTGACTATAAAACCATATACACATCACAGGATGGAAGCGTTGAGCAATCGAATCCATGCCCATTAGATTCAGCGGGAAGGGCAGAGATATGGCTCGACGGGTATTATGACATAGCCGTATATTCTTCCAGTGACGGTAGCGGTGATCCGCTGTACACCGTATTAAATGTAGCCTACTCACCAGAAGCAGGCACATCTGAGTATTCTGGAACGCTTACAATGGATGACATCCTTGAGGGCGATGAATACGGAAGGGTGCTTCTTACTTCAATCTCTGCTGGCAAAATCCTGCTCTCTGAGTGCTCTGGGTCGCTTGATGACATAGCGGAAGGAGAGACTTATGGGCTTATCGCAAAAACATATATCACAGCAGGCCAGATTACCATAGAGGGCGTCAATGGCCTTGGACTGATGGCACTGAAAGATAGCGTTACCTTGTCCGATATAAGCGACCTTGGCGACCTAGATATAGGCGATATCTCTGAGGAGCTTGGAGCATTGGCCGCTCTTGATGAAGTTGGAATGCGTAACTTTGTATACAACTGCTTTACCTCAATGTGGTCTTCTGGTACATCCAGCGCTCCCGATGGTTTTGTGACCAATGGAAGCGTAACAATCTCAAGAGAGAGTACGATCAGGCCTAATGGCATTTCGTATACCGCAAAACTTGTCGCGAACGGAAGCGATGGAGGCCTCTACTGGAATACAACACTGAACGACCTTACTCCAGCAGGATCGCTATTCTCTATGTCTGCATGGGTCTATGCGACCGCTGCGGCGAAGGTAAGAATACGCCTTTATGATACTGATGGGGTAAATATAACAGAGAAGTTATCCTCAGATCATCCTGGCGATTCTGCTTGGCACTTGCTCACCATTGATAACTTCGAATCGCAGGCAGATGCAACAAACGTCTACGCTGGCCTTGAGGTAGATGATGGCGCAACAGGATATATAACCTGCGTTACAAAAGTGATAGGCCCAAGGGCACCACGCTATATTCTTCCAGCCGCATTTTATGGGAGCAGTGGCGCATCTGGTTTCCAGGTAACATCGAATTCTCTTGGTTTCTATAAAAACAGCGGGTTCAGAACCTACCTTGACTCTTCTGGTAATTTTATATGCAGAACGGCAGCAGGGTCAACTTCGTTCAGATATTACGGGACAGACTCAGGCATATATAACGAAGGAGATGTATTCATAGGGTCAAGCACCGTAGGACAAGGTTCTATCTACTGGGATCAGGATAACAAGAGGTTCGATCTCGATGGAACCCTTAGATTGATCAGCGGTGGAGACTTGAACATTTTGAGCGGTGGAGGTATAAGCGTATCGTCCGGCGGGGATATTACATTAACTGGAGCTGCATCAAATCCTGGCAAAGTAATCTGGAAGGCCGGAACATCGACGATATCCGCCTACGCAAATGAAGGCTCTCAGTTCACGATCACTCCGGACGGAAGTACATATAATGTGTATCTTAACATAGGGACCGCCACAAAACCCTTTGGTGGATTGGCTCTTCATTCAAAGAGCGGTATCTATCTATCGGAATATCATGATACCAATTATGCCATGGCGATGGCCTTATCTGCGACAGGCTCTGCTTCATATGTTGATTTAACATCTACGTATGGCGGCACATCAAGGATTGTTCGATATGGTTATTATTCAGGGGGCAACTGGTCACTTCGCCCAACAGTCGATAATGTGGTTGATCTTGGAGAAAACGCAACAGCCTGGAAGAATCTTTACTATTATACTGCATACGACAAATGTTCTATATTGGACGACCTTAACGACCTGGATGTGATTAAGTCCATTAGGCCATTGGAAAGAGATGGCAAAGTTGTCAGGGATGACTTCGGGTTTCCCAAGATGGATCTTGTCGCCCTGCCAGATTATCTAACAAACAAGAACTTTTTACCCGAAGATCTTTCCGATGATGAACGTCATGACAGAACGTTTCGTAATCCAGGGATGATGCTCGATCTTGCTATTGGCGGAATCAAACAGCTAAACGCCAAAGTTGATACACAATATAATAACCTTGTGCATAGACTTGAAGCATTAGAGTCAGCGCAAGGCAAAAACTATTAATCAAGGAGACATTATGCAGGAAAACAATCTTCAGACCATGTTGTTGGAAATCAATGCGGAAAAGGATATTACCATTCGGATACTCAGGATGAAGATTGACGAGCTTACAAGGGAAATCAACGCTTTGAAGGGAGATGCAAAAACCAAAGGAGTAGATAATGGCTAATGTGATTCTGCCTCCAATCAAGCCGCAGTTCTTCGACGATAATGGAGATGTGCTTGCCGGTGGATATGTAGCATTTTATGAACCTGGGACATCGAATTACAAGGATGTTTACGGCGCACAGGACTCATCTACTCCGCTCTCCAACCCTGTTTTGCTGGATTCTGCTGGCAGAGCGGCTATATGGATTGATGGATACTACGATATATATGTATATGACGGTGTTAACGCAGACCCCGAGCATGGTTCGTATGGAACCCTGTTATACTCTGCGTTGAATATATCATAGTCGTAACCTACCACGGGGCAAGCCACCGTGGTTTCCTGTGCCTAATTTTTATGACAATCCGCCAATCCACCCCCGCAGACATCCACAAGCTCTCAAAGCTGTGGTTCTCACTCTGCACAGAACACTCCCCATCCTCCCATCCCCACACATCTGCATGGCGTGAGATCCAGCTCAACAACTTCCGAAACCCGAACCATGTCACTCTCGTTGCAGATGAAGGCGGTTCTCTCATAGGCTTCGTGTCATTCACCATAGAATACGAACCAATGGCGTCAAAAATCTGTGCATCAGGTGGACACCTCTACGTCAAGCCCGAACATCGTGGTAAAAAGATAGGAGATTCGCTATACTATGCAGCCGTGAATGAAGCCCGTAAGCGTCACGCGCAGCTTGTCAGTGTAATATGTTTTGACGATGCTAAGGATTTGTGGTTACATTACGGGTATAAACCTGTTCACACGATCATGGAGAAAGAGATATGAGTGGAGCGGTCAAGACGGTACGCAACGCGTATAACGACTTCACCGGCAAGACAGCCAAGGACGCAGCGAAGAAAGCAGGCAAGCTACAATATGCCGCAGCACAGGAAGCATCCCAGAACATCGGAGACATGTACAACCAGCTTCAGCCGTCCTATTCTCCATACACCCAGATCGGCACCACTGCGCTAGGGAAGATGAACAACCTCATCTCTTCCCCTGGTTTCGGACAGATAGGTCAGTTCCAGTTCAACCAGGATGACCCATCCTACCAGTGGCGATTCAACCAGGGCGCTGATGCCATTGCCGCTCAAGCCTCTGCGATGGGGCAGCTCGGCTCAGGCAACCTCGGTACAGCCTTGGTAGACTACGGCCAGAACGCAGCATCACAGGAATACCAGAACGCATACAACAGATGGGTACAATCACAGCAGCTCCAGCAGAACGCTCAGAACTCAGCTTACAACACCCTCTTCGGCCTTGGACAGATGGGTATGGGTGCTACAGAGGATCTTTCCAATCTCGGAATGGGTGCGG